ATCGCGGCCTCTGCGGCCGAGGTGTCCGCGGTAACCGGGACCTCGATCGCGAGCTTCCGGCCCTTCAACTCGTCGAGACGCTTCTGCGCTTCGTCGATGTCGATGGTGAGCGTCTGCCGGAGGCGCAAGGCGACGGGCGATTCATCGTCGAACGCCTTCGTGACGGGTCGCTGCTGGCGCGCGTCCAGTGCGTTGCGCTGCGCCAGCAGCGACTTCAGGGCTTGCTCCTGCGCTGCGATCTCTGCGGTAACCCGGACGATCGGTTCACCGCTTCGAAGCGCCTTGTCCTGCTGGTTCTCCCCGAAGAGCAAACTCCACGCTGCCTCCGCAAGGGCCAGCTGCCTCGCGAGGTTCTCGGCGCCCGCGGTGATAAAGGCGAGCGGGATACGCCCCAGGGCGACACCTGCGTTTGAAAGCTTGTTCCACGAGTCCGCCAGCTGCGTCGATGCGAGTGCAAGCCGCGCCAACTTCGCTTCGTCAAGCGCGTTCAGCGATTGGCCCGCCGAGTCGATGTTCGTGGCTGTCTGCGCCGGCAGGTCTTGGAGCGCGGCCTGAACAGGTCCCGCGTTTTTCGTGCCGAACGCAGCGGTGACGTTTTGCCCCGAGCCGCCAAGGACCGAGCGAACATCGGCCAGCACACCAAGCAAACCCTTAGCCTTGAAGGCCGACTCGGAGAGATCGACGCCAAGACGGGTGAGCATCTCGAAGCCGCGGCTTCCGCGGTCGTTCAGCGTATTCAGGATCGCGCGCACTCCGCGTCCGGCCTGCTCCGCGCTCGCCCCGCCCTTCGCAGCCGCGACGGTGAGCTTGATGATGTCGCCGCGTGATGCGCCAAGGCGCGTCGCGTCGAGCGCCGACTGTCGCAGCGATGCCGCGAACTCAGATGTTGACTGGCCAGCCTCGCGAGCGCCGACCTTGATCTCGTTGAGCAGGAACGGCATCTCGCGCGCGGGAACGCCAAACGCTTCCGCTGTGTCCTTCAGCTCTAAGAAGGCCGTCGAGAGAGACGATCCAAGCCCGGCATCCTGGAACGCACGCGAGGCGAGATCGACTTGGCGCTTCGCTTGCTCGACGGACTTCGCGCCCGACTCGAACGCCTTGCCGAATGCCGCTTCAACTTCGCCGAGCGCGATGCCCGTCGCGTTCGACGTCGAGATTGCCGCGTCCTCGATGTCCTCGAACGACAGTCCGAGCCCTGCTGCCGCGATCGTCGCGCGCCCGAGTGCGACTTCGGACGCAAACGCCTGCTTCGTCACGACGGCGAGCCCCGCGGCGCCAAGGGCAATCGCTGATGCGCCAACGCCGAGCCCAAGCAGAGCTGCGTTCGATAGTCCCGCCTTGCCGATGATCGAGTCGAGCCCGCCGCCGAGGGCCGTAACTTCGTTCGTGATGCCTGCGATAATTCGTCCGGCTGGACCAAGCTGCGATGTGAGCGCGGCCGTGAGGCTGTTGACGCCTTGGGATGCGGCGTGAGACGAGTTCGCGAGCGCGCTTGCCTGCGCTTGCTGCGTGCGAAGGAACTGATTCGCCTGCTCTGCATCTCGGCGAGCGCGTGCGGTGTTTGCAGCGGGCGCGCTGGATCGCGCTATGCTTTCCAGCAGGTCTTTGCGCCTCCCTTCGATGTCAAGCAGTCGCTGAGCTTCTTGCGCCTCGTCGCGTCGACCGCGCGCCGTGTCTACGGGGGCGCTGAAGCGAGCCACACTCGAGAGTAGGGCGGCGCGCTTATCGTCGAGTTCGGTAATCTGCTGCGCGACCTGTTCCGCCGTCAGGTCGAGCCTGCGCATCTCGGCGCCGAGAGCGATTGCTGCGGCTCCTAGCCCGTCGAGTCCGCTCTTGGCGCGCGAGAATTCCGCCACATTCGCGAAGCTCAGAGCTTGACGGGATGCGTCTCCGAGCGCCTCAGCGACCTGCTCGATGCTGTCCGCCGTCGCCACCGCGCCTGCGCCGACATTTAGCGATTTGCCTAGTGCTGGCGCGACCTCGGCTACGTTCCGCTCGATCTCGGCGAGCTTGCCGGAGAGCAGATCCTTCGCCTCGATCTCGATCAGGATGCGGTCTTTGGGGTCAGCAGCCATTGGTCAGGTATCCGTTAGGGTGCGAAATCATGCGAATGCTGTAACGATGTGCGGTGGCGCACCGGAGGACGCCGCGATGAATGAGCAAGCGACGACCGAGAAGCACTGGATGTCTTATTGGTGGCCGGCGTTCCTGATCGGAGGGTTCGCGGTCCTCGTTCTGTTCGCGGTAGGCACCAGCGGTCAATGTGAGCGCGCGATGCACGACGCCATGGCAGCCGAAGAGCGCCAACGCGACTTGATGCCGTGCGCACAGCTCGAGCGCGCAGACGCGAAGTGGGCCGGATTCCGTGCGAAGGAGTCGCTCGCGTTCTCTGTAGCACTCGCCGCTATTGATCCGTTCTGCCTCGAGAACCAAGCGCAGATCGCCAACGCCACGATCAAGGCCCAGGCGCAGCTCGGCGCTGCCGGCTTCCACGCCTCGGCCTTCGACATGATGGACGCGATCTACCGCCAGACGGCCGATCGGCGCGTCGGATGGTCGTACACGGCTCTCGTTGACGAGTACGCCCAAAGGTACGTGGTCAGTGGGGCCGCGGCGGCGGAGCGTGCTCTGCCGCGGCTCCTTCGCTACCCCGTCGCCGCAGAGCGATAACCGAGAGCCGCCTCCACGCGGCGCCGATGGGCGATGACGATCTTCGGCGATGAGTAGGTGACGCACGTAGGGAGACTCCCCGCAGCGCCACGCGGTTGGCGGAGTCTAGCGGTTTGAGTGCGGCGATTCCCGGCGGACGCGAAGCGACGAGGGTAGGCGTTCGCCGCGTCGGGCGCACGGAACGTCTTACCGCTGCGCCTTCGCCCGTGCCCGCTTGGCCCGCTCCTCTTCGATCTTCCCGACCTCACCTTCGATGATGCGCATCCATCGCGCCCACGACGCCGACTGATCGAGCCACGCGCCCGGTGCCGGCAAATGCCCGTCTTTGAACGCGCGATAGCTGTCGAGCAGGGCCAATACTTTCGACGTCACCATCGACGCAGGGCAGCGCAGAGAGTCCTCGATGCCGCATCCGCCGCAGACCTTGCAGTCCTCCGCGCCGCCGCCGCCGCACTCCGAGCAGGTCATCGAGAACACGCCACGCTCGGCCGGCGCATCGCACCCGAACTCCTTGCGGAAGTTCGGATCGCGGCATTCGGGGCAGCGCGGGATGTCGCTCCCGCCGTATTTCAGGTGGGCTGCGGCTCGGACTTTCCCAGTTCCACCGTCGAGAACTGAACGTCGTTCTCGATCGCGATGGCGATCTCCACCCTCGCGGTAAAGGGGATCTGTTCGAGCACGTCCATGTCCACAAGTCCGTACTTGTCGCGACGATGCTCGACCTGACCGCCCTTGCCGTCAGCGAAGTTGTCCCAGCCGACGAGGTTCGTGCGAACCAGTGTCAGACGCTTCGTTCCCTCGCTGTTTCGAATCTTGTTTCCGTGCGAGTCGCGGTCGCAGTCGTCGCCCATCGCGTGCTGCTGCCCAACGGTCATCGGCCGATAGCGCCAGATGGTCTGCTGCTCGAGTGGCAACTTGCGCTCGGCATGCAGGACGTAGGTGTGCTCCGTGCGCGGACTGATCGCGATCATGTGTCTCTATCTCCGAGCGCGCGCCAGCGCCCTTCGTTTCGATGGGGAGATCCTGCTCGGCGCCGTGGTGAATGTTGGCGCACGCGCACCTGACCTTCGGTTTTGATGCCGGGTCCGACGCCGAGCAGGAATGCGGTGTCGGCGGCTACCAGGTGCCCGGGGCTGAGTAGTGGTACGAGATGACCAGCTCGCGGTGCGTGCCGTCAGTCTGAGCGGGGGTGAGAGCCGAGAGGCCGAACGCGTAGTCATCGCGCCCGAACCCGTTCTGCTCGCCCGGCGACGCACCCGTACCGGTGATGCCCGGCGCGCTGATCATGAAGTTGTTGTTCCCCTTCACGGGGTCGCGGACCTGCATCTTGAGCCAGAAGCTGTCGTTGTCGACCAACTTGCCGATGAACGGGAAGCGCGCCTCGGGACGGATCTCGACCGTCATGCTGCCTTGGCTCGCGCGCGGTCCCGGCTGGCCCGTGCCGGCGTAGCCCGTCGCCTGCGTCGCGTCTTCTTGAAGGTTCGTCGAGCCGCCGAGGTCGAGCGTGAGCGCGGTAATCGCGGGCGTGTGCGCGGTCAAGTGACTGAAGTAGCCCGGCTCGCCAACATCGTACGAGCCGATCAGCAGGCCGAGGTTCGTGCCGAAGAAGCGCGGCGGAACCTTCTGCGTCGAGGTGATGCCGGAGAGCGGTCCGCCGTCGACAACGGGCGAGACCAGTCCCTTGAAGGTGAAGTTCAAGATGACCGGCTTGCCACGTTCAGCGGAGATCGAGCACGTGCCGCGGCATCCGCGCATCTGCTTCACTCGGCCGTCTTCGATCAGACCCATCGAGAGCGACGGGAACTCAGCCTGCGCCAGCACGGATGACGTGAAGCTCGCGACCGTTCCGCTGATGGATGCGTACGTCTCCGCCGCGGCCGGCGTGCCGTCGAGCAGGCGGAAGCGCTGTGCCGCGGCGGCGGTGACCACCTGAAGCCCCTGAATGACCGCCTTCGACGTGGCGCCGAGGTAGACCTGATCAGCGCTGTGCGTGTCCGTGGTCCCGGCAGTCATCGAGAGGACCGGGTTGCTGATAGGCGACAGGCACCAGCCTCGAGTCGTGCTCAGACTGCCAGTTACGATCGTGATCAGCGGGCCGACGGTGGCATCTGAGGTGGACGGCCAGAGCACATCGCCAGCCGCCAGGTTGCCGCCGGTGATTTGCTCGTAGTAAACCGTTGTCTGGCCTTCGTACGTGTCGTGCACCACGCGGACGACCTTTGCGGCTGTCGCGGTTTGCAGCAGGTCACCGTGGGCGAGGTATTTCAGCGCACCGCCAGCGGTTCCGCCGAAAAGACCCGCGACAGGGGTGGCCGCGCCGTTGTTGAAGGCTGCTCCGTAGAACTCGGCCAAGCGCATCCCGCAAGCCTCAAGAAACAAGAAGGATCCCGGCGCGGCACCGCTTGTGGAGGTCCCTGCCAGCTCCAAGCCGAAGCTGAAGCTGCCCTGCACCCCACCGAACATCGACTTGAGCGGCGAAAGCGATGCGAACTGCACCTCTCGCTCGAACGTCTCGATGTCGTAGGTGAGCTGCGGATCTTTGAAGACGGGGACCGCGTTTCCCGCGGCAATCAGCGTCGATTCGAGCAATCCGGGGATCTCTTCGCGCTTGGCGAAGACCTGATAGAAGCGCTTGTTTGCCACGAGTTCTGAGTCCTTCGGCCTAGGCGGCCACAGTGGGGTCGTTGACGAGGTGTCGGTACTGAATGAGCAGGTCGATGCGCGCCATGACGACCGGAGAGTTTTCTGCGTTCGATGCGCGGCCTTCGGTCACGTGCGAGTCGAAGGCGTTCGCGTCGTCGTTGTGCGTCCCTCGTCGAGGGTCGAGACGTAAGGCGCGCTGCACGTCCGCCTTGAAACGCCCGAGGTCACGTGCCCAGTTCGTCTCGCTCGCCTTTGCCATGCAGAGGTAGAGCTGCAAGGTCAGGTCGTAATTGATCACGCCAACGAAGTCGTAGTAGGGCGTCGACGATTCGTAGAGCATCGCCACGGCCGGCGTCTCGCCTTGCACGACGGTCTGCGGGTCGCGGTCCTGCCGGAAGACGCGCTTGACGGTCGTCCAATACTCCGTCGTCGGATTCGTTGGCGAGATTGCCTGCAACGTCGCGACGACGTTCTGCACGATCCGCTCCTCGACGGTCTCGGATGTGGGAGCGCTCACCGGACCTCCACGAGCTCGAGCTCCATGTCGTACTCGTTCAGCCCGACGCGCTTGATGCGCAGCGAGTCGCTCGCGATCTGGACCTCGATCGCATCCACGTCGGTCTTGCCGATCGGGGTGTAGTTCATCGGCAGGACGCCGCCGCGCGAGTCCTTCAACGCGTTGAGTAGGAGCACGCGCTGTCCGCGGCCGGCGTTCGTCCAGCGCAGTGGGAAGCGGCGCAGAGCGCGTGCATTCACGTCGCGCGAGCGGGGTGAGAGCGCGCCTTCCTCGCTCTTCAGCGCGCGCTTGCCCGAGTCGACGGCCGAGTCGAACTGTGGGCGCAGCGGGCCTGTCTCCGTGCGAAGGGTGAGGGTGGCCATCACGCGCCCCCCAAAGACGAAGCCACGCCAGACGCGATGCCTTCGCTGATCTTCGCGAGGTCCTTGCGGAGGTTCGGGAGTTCGTTGCGCCACGTGTCGTAGACACCGAGACGCGAGGGGCCGCGCTTGCTCGGTGAGTTGGGACCGGGGATGTCGACGCTCTTCACGAGCTGGAACATCGGGATCGCAGCGCCCTTCTCGACGCTGCCCGCCCTGATGTCGCTGATCTTGCGTGAGCGAGAGACGACGGTCTTCTTCGTCGCCTTGTCCCAGAACAGGAAGAGGCGTCCTTTGGCAGTGCGCCGAAAGAACGTCGTCTTCGGATGTGCGGCGATCAGTGCCTTCGCGCTGGGGAACTCGGCCTTGTTGTTCCCGTCCCTCTGGTTGAACGAGGTCGGGATCGTCAGGTACTTGCCCTTCTTGGGCTTGACCTCGCCGCCGAACTCCTGAATGCGCGCGTACGGGGTTCCTTGCACGGACAGCGTCAGCTTCAGGTCGCGCAACTCGCTCCCCGTCACGACGTCTTTGATGCTTCGCTGGAGGGCGCCGCTGCGATTGCGCAGCGATCGAGGCCCGGTCGAGCCGGCGAAGCGCTTGCTTACGCCGACGTGCCAGCTCTGGCCCGCGCGCTTGAACGCCTTCCGCATTCCATCGCGAGTGTTGACCTTGACCTCAGTCAGTCGCTGGAAGACACGCCGCTGGCTCTCGGGATCGACTCCGCCTCGTAGGATCAAAGCAGGATCCTCCGGCGCGAGTCGAGCGCCTCCTTGAAGACCTTCAACACCTCGACGGGCTTTTCGAACGCGAGCCCCGTGTCGAGCGTCCTGAGGTTGCCCTCGGGCGACATGCGTCGGTTTAGGCGATTGATCACCTCGGCCGTCGCACCGCCGCTGATCGCCGGGTAGGCGACCATGAACGCAGCCGTGTCTACCGCCATGCCGCCGCGGTACGAGATCTCGACGAAGCCAGGCGCGTGCCAGTAAGAGAACGCCTCCCGGAGCAGGTGCAGCTCGCCCGTCTCCGCCAGCGCTTCGTACGAGTCGATGGGGAGCGCGTCGACGGTCGCGAAGCTGCGCGACGCTGAATACTTAACCGTCGTGACCGACGTGAGCGGGAAGCCGCGCAGCCAGATGTAGCGCTTGCCGGCTTCGAGGATGTAGATCTCGCTCGTGCGCTGCTCGGACAGCGTGTGCCGCTGCAAGTACCCTTCGCCGAAGTCCGAGACCTCTGCGATCAGATCGTCGATGATCGGGTCCAGCTCGACGCCGGTGAGTCCGCGGCGGAGCTTGACCTTCTCTCGAGTCGTGAAGTTGACGGCGACCATCGGACGTCAGGGCGTTGAGCCGTCCTCGGTGCGCAGCTGCTTCGTTTGCCAGGACTTGCCCGCGGTGCGCGTATCAGTCGCACTCACGACGGGCGCGGCGATGGCCGGCGCTTCGACCGGCTCGGCCGTCGAGATCGTGTCCAAGTTCGGGCACGCGAGCGCAGCAGGGTGCTGGTCGTCGAAGACTTCGCCGCCGCCGGCGACGAGACATCCGCGACGGTCGAGTAGCTGGTAGCTGTGGCGGACTCGGCGGAGCATCAGGCTGCTCCCGCGCGCGCGTGGCGTGAGACTTCGAGGGGCTCGGTCTGCGCGGCTGCCTTCGGCTTCGCGCCTTCTGCGACGAGACGCGCGGCCTCGGCCTTCTGGAGCCGGATCGCAACGGGGTCTTCGAGCGGCGCGGCCTTCGCGCCCTTCGCTGCCGGCTCGAGCTTGTGCATTTGCCCGTCGCACCAATCGCGTTCGAGCGGCTCGTCGAGGTCCACGACAAAGCCTTCAGAGCCGCGGTAGCGCTGCTGCTGCGGGAATGAGTCCGGGAAGTAGAGGATGCAGCCGTTGCTGCGAACCTGCATGAGCTGTGACATCGCGTGCGCCTCGACGTTGTGACCCCGAGCAGAGGAGGTGGGCGCGACTGGGTGGGGTCCCGTGTCAGCCGCGCCCGGTTCGGTCGGTCAGACCGCGAACTCGCGCGCTCCCGCACTGCCGATTTCGGCCAGCGGGCTTGCGGCGGGTGACGAGGCGAGCTGCGCGCCGATGACGCGCTCGGTGCGATCGGGGCCAGTCAAGACGCACTCGACCGCCACGACGGACGCGGCCGTTGCGTTGGCGCAGACCGCTCGAATGAAGCCCAGGCGTTTGCGCAGGTCGATCTCCGCCGTGTAGATCTTCGCGCCGTCCGTGGCCGCGACCTTCTGCGCGAAGGCTGCGCCGGTGATGTCGGCGTAGGATCCGCCGAGCGTGGCCGACTCCTGGAATTTCAGGTCGATCGTGCCGGTGGCCGTCATCACGCCGACGAGCAGCGAGATGTCCATGAAGGAGAATCCGGCCGTCGGAATGCCCGTTCCGGTCAGAGTCGACGACGAGGAGATCGGCGCGATGGCCATGACCTTGCGGGCGGCCGTGCTGGGAGTGGAGATGGTGTGCATGTGCTTGGTTCTTTGTGCGTGTTCGGTGGGGGTGCCCGAGGCGCGCGGCAGGGGATGCCCACCGCGCGCTTGATGGGGCGATGGGTCAGTCGCTCGCGACGCAGAAGGCCGTGGGCTGATCGACGCCGACGTCGCAGTAGCCGCGCAGCACGACGCGCGTCGAGTCGTTGTCGAGCGCGGTGTCGCTCGTGTCCGACTTGCGCAAGATGAAGCCGCCGAACCACTGGAAGAACGTGGCCATGTCCCACGCGCCGAAGATGACCGTGTTGACGCCGGTCGTGCCCATCTGCGTCGACGTGTCGAAGCGGTAGCCGCGGATGCGGTCCATCGTCTGACCGTCGACCGCGCGCCGCACGAGCGGCTGATTCGTCGCGTCGGTCATGATCTCGATCTCTTCGAGCTTGTCCGGCGTCATCGCCCAGCCGAGCTTGTCGCCGAAGAGCGCGTCGGCCTTGCGCAGCTTCGTGATGAACGCGACGACCTTGTTCAGCGTGATCGTCGCGCCCGAGGTCGTGCCGACTCCCGGCGTGTTCGCAATGCCGACCGGGCCGAGCGAGCTGTTCGCGCCGATCAAGATTGCGCGGTCGAAGGCAAGCGCCATCTGCCGCGATGCCGAGTTGACGAAGCGCTGCTCGGCGCCGTCCGCTCCGCCCGCGAGCATCTGAAGCAGGTTCGAGATGTCGACCTTCGCGCTGACCGCGCGGGGCTGAACCATCATCTGCTTGTAGGCTTGCTGGCTGGCCGCGGCGGTCTTCGCTTCGCCGACCACGAGGCCGTCGGCGTGCCCGTCTCGCGGTTGAACGACATCGCGCCGACCGCGCCCATGCCGACTTGGTTCACGCCGAGGTTGAACGAGATGACGCGCGGCAGGATCCGCTCGATGACCTTCGATGAGACCTGGCTCGGGACCAGGAACCCGCCCTCGATGTCGACGCCCGCATTGAGCGCCTTCTGCCGGAAGCCCGAGGTCTCGGCCGTGGCGAAGACTTCTTGCTCGTAGCCCGCGCCGTCCCAGACGCCACGCTTGACCGCGGCCGCGGCGCGCGCGAGGGAGAATGCCTTGCCGGACTTCGTGCCGTCGGCGTCCCACTCGACACCGGGGAGGCTGAAGCGCGGGTTCGTCGCGGCTTGGCGCTCTTCGAGGCCAGCGACTTGGTCCAACAGCTCCTTGCGGAGCTTCTCGATGCCCGCATTGTCGCGCTCGAGCGCGCTCTTCTCGAGTTCGGCGAGCATGAGCCCGCAGGTGAAGATCAGCTTCTCGTCCTCGCTCTTACCCGCGAGGTCTTTGGGATCAATCGTGAGCTTGGCCACCATCTGGCGTTCCTTCGCGGATTGGCGCCGCGTCGACGGCTCGCAGCAGCGCTTCGACAGCGCTCATCCGCGAGTGAGGGAGAGGGTTCGGGTTTTCCCGGCTCATCCCGGTCGATGGGGCAGCCCGAAGTTGCGACCCATCCGGGCCGCGTACTTCCCTGCCTTCGCCGCGTTCAGAGTTCGAGTCGTCTCGCGCATCGAGTTGCGTCACCGCGTCCTCGACCCGTTCGACGAGTTCTTGCATAGAGGCTTCGAGCGGCGCGATGGCCTCCCGTATTACGCGAGAGGTCTCGCGACCGACCGCGCGCGTGATCTCTTCGACGGCCTTCGATGTCGCCGCTTCGATGGCTAGCACGTCCGCGCTCTTCGTCGCGGCAGGCATGTCGGGCGCCTTCGCTCCGCGGAGCCAGGGCAAGTCGCCGACCGGCACGAGCTCGCGTTGCAGCGCATCGCGTCGTTTCCAGAACGCGTCCGAGCTGTCCTCGACCTGTGAGAGCAGCGTCTCGGCTACCTCTTTTGCGATCTCGCCCGAGGCGACCATCGAGCGCATTGCTTCGCGCACGGCCTTGGCCGACTTGCGGTTCGCGTTCGCGTTTGCCGGGATGCAGGTGACCGACAGCTCGAGCAGCTCTTGACGCTCGAAGACGAGGCCGTACTTCGGCATGCCGAGCGCCTCGCGCTCCTCGTCTTCCGGGTAGCGCGCATCGGCCGGCATGAAGCCAACCGAGCAGCCGATCAGCTCGCCACGCGCGACGAGCTTGCGATGCCCCGTGAGGATCTTCGCGTACTCCGAGTCGCCGTAGAGGTCGTCCTCGTGGAAGCGGCCCACGACGCACAGGGCCTTGACGCCATCGTCCATGCGCGCGCGCTTCGCCTTCTTCAGCAGGCCAGCGGGGCCGGGATGCGGCGAGTGATTCAGCAGCAGCGGGCAGCGACCGACCGTCAACCGCTTCGTATCCCAGCCAGCGACGCGAATGATGTCGCCCATCGAGTCAACGTGCTCTGTGGACGCGACCCACTCGAACGAGTGTTCGTCGGCCTCGCCATCGGCGGCCTTGACGTCGAACTCGGCCACGCGGAAGTGAGGGCCGTCCTGGTCGCGCTTGATCGCGCGCACGTCGTCGAGCGATGCCGCTTCGAGGTCGCGGGCAACGGCAATGCCGGAGATGATCTTCGTCGCAAGTTCGCGTAGTTCGGGCTTCATGCGTTTTCCTCTTCGCGCGGCTGAACCACTGGTCGGGACAGGCAGGCGCAGTTGATGACGTCGCCCGGCTCGGCGTTGTCGTCGCCGGGCTCACGCAATCCCGGATGTCCGGTCGGGTCGAAGAGTTCGCCGAGGCGCACGACCTTCCCGTCCAGTTCGTAGTGGCTGAACTTCGCGTCTTCGTACGGGCCGCCAGGCGTGCCGCGTACCGACTGGTTCTTCGACGTGACCCACTCGTGCTCGATGACGCCCGCCTCGACCATGCCGAGCGTGCGCGTGCGGTTCATCGCCTTGCCGCTCTCGGTCTGCGCGATCGTCTGCGCGCGTTGTGCGCGATCGGAAAACGCTTCCTTTAGCGAGCCCTCGAGTTCGGGCAGCAGACGCTCGACGATCTCTTGCAGCGAGCCGCTCGACTGCTCTTCCTTGAGAGCCTCTTGCAGCGCGTCGCGCACCTGAGTCGCGAGCGTGGACGTGTGCCCCTCGGCGAGCTTGATCGTTTGCCGCGCCATGGCCTGCGACACGCGCTCATCCACGCCGCCGAGGCTGATGCCTCCCAGTTCTCTGGACAGATCATCGAGCGCGTCGCGGCCGATCGCGTTCATCGCGGGTCCGAACGTGTCGGCAAACTTCTTGCGCCACTCATCGAGGTCGAGCAGCAGCGCTTCGATGTCGCGCAGCGTCGGGCTCGGAGCGAGGTCGTCGGGACCGTCGGCAGCTTTCACTCCACGGCGCACGCCCGCATCGCCTTCAGCCGCGTAGTCGCGCAGCCGGCGGAATTGGGCACGGTCGTACGCGTCGCGGAATCGACGGTACTTGCGTCTCAGCATGTCACCGTGCCCCTTCAGCAGGCGCGCTTCCTTGACGTCCCAGTAGTCGCGCCGTTCTTGCCGCGCCTTCTCGACGGCTTCGGTGTCGGCTTCGGTGTCGGCTTCGCGCAGCACGAGAGCCTTCGCAGCCTCGTCGTCCGCGGGGACTTCTTCCTTCGGAGCCTCGTCGTCCTTCGGCGAATCGTCGTCGACGGGGCCAGAGTCAGGGCCAGACTCGGGGCCAGTGTCGTCGGGATCCGGCTCCGGCTCGGGCGGCTTGACCACAGCTCCGTTGGCGATGCGGCTTGCCTCCACCTCGTCGATGCTCGGGTAGCCGACGCGCATGATTCCGACCGCACCGTCAGGCGTCAGCACGCCGTCAGATACCGCGCGTGCGACCTCGATCAGGCCCGTGACCTGCGCCCCGTTCAGCGCCGTGTCTTGCACCTTCGCGCCACCCGCGACAGCCGCAGCATCCACGCCTTCGGTGGCCATCAACGGATCGCCGCCCTCGATCTCTTCCTCGCCGCTCGGATTCGCGAGCAGTTGATCGACCGTCGTCACGCCCGGCATCACGAGACGCAGGTCCGCGTGCGGCGCGTTCCGCTTGTCGAAGTCGAGCCCGAGCAACTTGGCCGCGTCCTCCAGCGAGACGCCGATGGCTTGCGCCGCGATGTCCGCCGCGAGCTTCCACAGGTTCGATCGGTCCTCGCGCAAAGCAGCGACGCCGCTCGTGTCGAAGCGGAACACAAGGCGCTTGCCGCTCGGGTGACGAACGCGCGAAAGAAACCGAGCGTTGACGACATCCTCGACCGACGACAGGTACGAAAGGATCCCGTTCCCGCCCTTCCAGAAAAGTTCGACGGCCTGAGCGAAGTTCGCGAGCGTCGCGTGCTCGTAGACACCGATGATGATCGGCGGGACACCGAGGACGCCGGCGATCTTGTCGCGGATCCGAGCCTTGAGCTCGGAGTTCTGCATGTCCTTCGGCTTGATGCTGTTTGGGATGTACTCCTGGTCGCCCTTCAGAATCCGCCAGCGGCCCGCGTTCTTGACGTCGAAGTTTTCGTTCGCCTGGTTCTCGAGCGCCGCCATCTCGGGCGCCGCGAGTGCCGTGCCCTTGGTCTTGATCCAGCCGCCCGGGTCGCCGGAGTTCGCAAGGATCGCGCGCTGGAAGCGATCGGCTTGCCAGTCGAGGTCGATGTCGAGCAGCACTGACTCGACGTCACCGAGTCCGCGCAACGGGTCGTCGGGGTTGAAGTCGCGGAAGTGGATGACGGATTCCGCTGGCGCTGTGATCGTGCCGCCGCCTGCGACCGACGTACTCCATTCGATCGGCCATCCCGTGGCGTGGTTCGTGCGCAGCGTCGCGTTCGCTCCACGCACGCTGATGATGTGCGCGGGGATGTCGAGCATCAGGCTCGCCCCTGGACGCAGCGGCTGTCCGTTCTTGTCGAGCAGGAACCAGATCTCTTCGCCGTCGAGCTTGCGGTGCAGAGCCCCGGCTTCGAAGAACTGCGCGCCCGTCATCAGCGGACTCGGAGCGCGGAAGAGGCGCGCGAGCGGATCCTCGTCGGGCAGGAGCTTCGCGTCCTTATCGGTCTTCGGGTCGCCGATCCACACGCGCGGCGGGACGGATGCGACGGCTTGACCGATCGGCTTCAGGCACGCGTGGACCCAGCCCGACTCCTCGTACGGTCGCGTGACGTGCGGCTTGTTCGCGAGCAGCCCGACCGTCGAGAAAAGCGTCTGAAAGTCGAGGTCGCCGTTTGCAGACTTGACGGTGAGGTTGACCTGCTCGCGAACGACGGGCAGCTCGACCGAGCCTCGGAATGCGCGGCTTGGATTGATGTCCGGCGACTTCGCGGACCCCGTGAGCTTTGCGTCTCGTGCCACGCAAGACGGACGCTAGGGGTTTGACCTTGACCCCTTCGGTGCCGTATTACGCCTGTACTACGCAACGCATGAAGCCCGACCCCCCGCCGGCTAGAAAACTGACGACTCAGCCACACGTGCTGCGCTCGAAGCGCATCGGTGAGGTGGTCGCCGTGCGGTTCGGCCGCGAGGAGAATGGCGAGGACTACGGCGTGATCGTCGAAGCCGCCGCGGTCGTGAACATGAGCGCCAGCGAGTTCGTCCGAGAGTTCGCTTTGTTC